GTCAGTATGACGGAACTTCCAGAAGCGCCTCGGAGCTTATGGAATGAATTTCGGAAAACAATTTCTACGCTTGGAAAGACGATGACAAGCTAGTGATCTCCACGCTGGAGGGTCTTCATCACGCCAAGCCTGGCGACTGGATTATCAAAGGAATCAAGGGTGAGTTCTACCCGTGCAAGCCTGACATCTTTGACGCTACTTACGAGTACTCCTAGTCCACTTCACTAATTAATCCATGACATTGAAAAGCTTGTCTGATCACAACCGTGAAAAACAACTCCAATGGCAATGGCAATGGCAGTCCATGACCAACTCACGCCCAAATGGCATTGCCTGTCCTGAATGCGGGGAAGAACTTTTAGACACCAACCCAGACACAATGCTCCTGAGTGCTCCTCCGCAATTCAGAGTTCACTGTTCAAGCTGCGCCTACACCGGCACGCGCTATTAGTCCGATCAACTCGTATGTCTGAATTCTCACCCACCGCCCAAGCAGTACTGGATGCTTTCCGCACCAGCCATACAGGACAAGGATGCCTGGCTGCCGCCCTTCGCGCTGCTGCGGATCAGTGCAAGATTGAGTGGAATTATCACCCGGATTATCCAGAAACAGAATGGGTGGTGGTTGCCTCTGACCTCCTCGCCATCGCTAACGAACTTGAAGCGCTATGACAAAACTCTCACCCGCTACCCAAGCAGTTCTAACTGCGTTCCGCGAGCGTTACACAGAGGTTCTACGCCCTCACCCGTTCTCTGGTTATTGGCAAGAAGCTTGTTTAGCCGCAGCACTCACCGCGCTTGCGGTCCGCATAACAGGTGCGAATGGCATCCGTCAAGACGTGCTCGACATCGTAAATGAGCTGGAAGCTGTGGGTCTGTACGACAATGACTAAACTTTCACCCGCTGCAAGGGCAGTTGCGTGGGCTTATGACAACGCACCTGAAACACCTACAGGCAACCACCGCTACCACTGGCTGGCCGCCGCCCTTCGTGCTGCTCGCGATGAAGTGGCTCCGAGTAAAACTATTAAAGACATTAGCTATGTACATCAGAGTTATGTCGATGGGTACGAAGACGCTCTTGATGAAATCCTTGCTATCGCCATTGAACTCGAAGCCCAGTAGTCAGACCCACTAATGACCCCACAAGAAGCAGGCTTTGACGGCGCCGAGGGCATCCGCCTAGGCCACCCAGCTCTACCCAATGGAGGCATTTATAGGCTTCGACGAAACATCAATCCGCCTTGGGAATATGACAAGGATTGCCGCAATCAACTTGTATGGCAAGAATCAGAACCGCCTCATCTCTTTTATTGCAACAGCGATGGCGAGTGGTTTGAACTGTCATTTACATCAATCCAGCATTAGTCAGGCTCACTGAGAGTTTTGCTAATTATCAGGATTTCCAATAAACGCCATTTATCAAGAATCCTGCTAAAGCCCCTTGAGGGGCTTTTTCTTTGTCCACGTAGTATCACCAGGCAATGGTTCAGTGGCATATTCAAACGTATCGTAATCTGGTTCATTACGAGGGTCATAAACCTCCCCGCTTGCCATCCATCGCTTAAGCCTTTCTCTTTCCTGCTCTGCAGAAAGCTTCATGACAATCTCCTAGCCCTTTAAGCATAGGCAAAAGAAAAGGGGCTCAAGGCCCCCTTTCTTTCATGGCTTCCGATGCCCTTTTCCCTGAAGATACAAGGGAGATGATGCGCCTCGCAGGAGACCATGCAAAAACTCCTTGGCTAAACCATACGGTTTCGCCCGCATCATCAAAGGCGTCCACCCTCACGGCCCGCCCGAAGACGAGAGCAGCAATTAAGCCGCCAGGACCAACCACTGCAAAATCATAACATGCTTTGTCCGCTCGGCAGTAGCGGCTGATTCCATGGCACAATGGGCATTGCCTTGTCGGAGACGACATGGCCCTCGCTAGTTCTTTCGTACTAATTGATGAAACGTCTTTTCCTTTCCCTCCTACTGCTTTGCCCTATCCAAGCGCAAGCAGCTCTTGAATGTGGCTACGCCTCGCACTACGGCATCTCAGACGGCTACCACGGCCAGCGCACTGCAAGCGGCTCCACGTTCAATGCCTATTCCATGACTGCCGCGCACCCTTGGCTTCCATTTGGCACGCGATTGCGTGTGAAGAACCGTAACAATGGAAAGTCAGTGACAGTGACAGTCGTTGATCGCGGCCCATACTACGGAGGCCGAATCTTGGACCTGTCCTACGGCAGCTTTGCTCGCATCGCTTCCCCTTCTCAAGGCGAGGCCTCCATCTGTATCTCAAGACTATGAAAGACGCAGCTTCGTTTCTTCTTCTCACCTTCGTCTTTGGGCTTGGTGCCTTTGCCATTGTTGCTTCTCCCAATGTGATGGCAAACAAAGAAGGCTTGACAAAGTGCATGCAGCTCCATCCTGAGCGCTACTGCCGCATTGCAAACGGCTTTCCCGCAAAGCTTGACAGCTCTGCCCAGTAGGCCCTACACTCTCCCTGGATGACGGACGGGGCTTCCTACGAGGGAGCCCTTCTTTCCTCCTTGTTCTTTCGCTGGCGACAGTTCCTCATGGACAAAACCTCCCGCATCAAACAGTTCATTTTCAATGCTGGTCACAGCATTGTTTCAGTGGAATTCATCAAGGCTGATGGTTCCATTCGCAAGCTTCAATTTAATCCTTGGGACACTAAGGAAATTAAAGGCACTGGCACAGCAGTAAAGAAGCCCAACATTGTGCGTTGTCGTGATTTCTCCATTGCTCGCAAAGAAGGAGAAGGCGCTTGGCGTTCGTTTGATTGCGAGCGCGTGACAAGCATCAAGGCCAACGGACAAACCCTCGTTTTCTGAACCATGACTAATAATCATCCGATTGCTCCATCGTCCGAATTGATACGGCAATGGAAAGAGGCTCCAGAGTTTTCTGCTTTATCACCTTGCGTGATAGTGACAACAACAACCACTAAACTGCAAGATATTGCCATTCAGGCCGCCCGATGGGGCAGCGACCAGGAGCTGGAGGCGTGCTGTGAGTGGGTTAGCGATAACTTTGATCATTGCAACAGTACTGGTCGCAGTGATTGGCTCCGCGCCGCCAGACGCCCCAAGCCGCCGAGCTTGAAGGAGGAGGCACTTGCCGAGCTGGAACTGTTGAGAGGAGATGCCAATGCTCACGGTCTTGGCTTTGACGCACCCGCCATCCGTCGCGCTCTTGAGAAACTTCCCAATTAAAACAATGCCTCTCTCTCGCACTCAACAAGCCATTGCCAAAATGGTTTCCAACAACGTTCGCCATAAGTGGCAAGATTACAGTTCTGATGATCGCTCTTCTGCTCGCTCTTTTATTCTTTCCCGTGCTAGTAAGTCCGCTTATAAAGAAAAGAAAGAATTGTTTTTGACGCTTGCAAATGCTTTGCAAGATGATATCTGGAAAGTGCTTTGATGGCAACAAAAGACAATAGACGAGCGGTAATGGCCTTGGCTGCAAAATATGGCTTTGTTCTCCAGCGTGAGAAAAAGCACTATGTCTTTAAGCATCCTTCTGGCAAGATATTTTGCACAAGCAAAAGCACTTTAGATAAGCGCTTTTTGAGAAACGTTGAAAGCTTTATTAAGCGCACTCTTTCCTCCTGATCTCCAAAACCATGCTTTCCCTCCTTCTCGCAACTGCACTGCCCGAACTGCCTCCAGTGCAGCAACAAGCTCTCTCCAAGGAAGAAGCGCTCCTGGAGCGCATCATCAAAGAAGGGCAAACCGTTACTGAACGTAAATTCGGCGACTGCCATTACGCCTGGGGCTCTTGGAAGCTTTCTTCTGATGGCGTGAGAACCACAACGCGCCAATGCAAAGATGAAAGCGCTCACACGCCGGTGTCAATTGCCGTTAGTTGCCCGCTCCTGAAGGTGAACGTGCTCCAGGACAAACAATGGCAGGGCTGGCGTAGTCCAGTGGCAAAAGGCGCAAAACCAGGAGAAGCAAATATGGTGGCTGCCCTCTGCGCCAACGTCACCAACTAGCTCTGTAAAGCTTTGTAACAGGCCCCGTTTCCGGGGCCTTTCTTCTGTATTGTTCCTAAGTGTTCGGCAGCGATGCCTCTCCAAATGGCAACCATCCCCACCATCCACCTCAACGGCACCGGCTTCACCACACTGCGAGATGAATACGCCGCTGCTTACGATGCCATCGAAAAGGCAATGGAAGCACTTGCTGCAGCCACTCTCAATGGGCGCGATTACTATCCGCAGGAACCTGGCGCTTATTACAAGGCTCGCGCTGAGCGTGATGAAGCCCTAGACAAGCTTCGTGATGCCAGTATTTACGTTGGCGAAATGCTCGCTGGCATTTGTGACCAGCAACGCTGATTTCTAGACTAGGGGCCATTAGGCCCCTTTTCATGCCTTTCCCCATTGGAACTCTCGTCGATCTCTACGATTCAGGCTTTAAACAATGGAGGGGCGAATACACAGTGGTGAAGATATATCCTGAAACTGGCTTGCATAAGATCAAGAACACCAAAACCAATAGTCAACAATTCGTTAGCGAAGACAAGCTCCGCATGGGCCGCCTCCGGCCTTTTCGCATGGACTGCCTTTATGAAGGCTTGTAACAAGCCTCGTTGAGCGGGGCGTGGTGCTGTATTGTTCTCTGCATGGGCGGCGACGCTCCCTCGTTAAGGAACCAACCATGGCAATCATCAACCACTCCGTCGAACAGCTCACTGGTCCTGGCTATTGGACTAAGTTCGAGGGGCTTGAGCGAATCAAGATCACTATCACTGTGCCCAACTGGCACGAGCCTTTCCCCACTCAGCAAAGAGCTGGTGCCGCCAATCCTCGCGAGCTTGAGCTGATTGGCCTGCTGCACGTTTGCCAGAGCTGGTATATCAATGGTCCCGTGATGGATCAATGGACCATCAGCACGCTCTCTGGCCCTATCAAGGTACCTGCTGGCACTCGCATTGTTTCTGAGCCTGTGCCTGAGAAATGGGCAGCATGGGAGCAGGAAGCCAGCGAAGGCACCAAGCAGTGGTGGGCCTATTCCAATGGTCGCACGGCCTTCTGTTAAGCATTGTTACTAGGCCCTGGAAACAGGGCCGTTTTCTTCTATTGTTCCTTTGTTCGCAACAAAACCATGCACCGCACCATCGAAGGCCACAGAGAAGATCCGTATTTGGCCAAGCTTGAAGCTGATCGCCAAGCCCAGCACAGCGGCTATGGCGTGCAATCTTATCTGTGTGCTGATGGCTCCATAAAGTGGGAAGCCTATGGTTGGGAGCGCACTACAGAGCTTTCCATCCACACCACTTCCTATGGCATCTTTGACCATAAGTGGCAAGCTGAACAATATTTCAACTCTTGCATTAATGGCCAGCAATGAACAATTCACAGTTAGCCCTTTCCATTAATCAACGCAACATCTACTTGCATTATTTGGCCCACAAGAAAAAGCATGGAGATGAGCCATGCAAGGCTCCAAAATGTCCTTTGCAAGGGAACAGACTTGCAGACCATTTGAAGGCGATGGAAAAGCTCGAAGAGCGAGGGTTCATTCGCCTTATTCGTCACTCTGACGATTACCTTTCTTGGACCATTGTTTCTCCTTAAAACCATGCCTTTTCCCGTTTCTTTTGTTTCAGAAGATGAATATGGCGTGCCTTATGAGGCGCACACTTTCTCTTCCATTGAAGAACTCTATGACGAAATACATGCCCTTGATGAGCTTCTTGATGAAGCTTCCGCAAGCAGGGCCTATATCATCAGGGCAGCATTAGATCAGCTCAAGCAACTCGCTCATGATATTGAGCTTGAAGACGAGCAATTGCCAGAATGATTCCCTTCACTATTGTTGCCCATAAACAAGGGCAACGCCGCACGCTTCAACTACTAGCCAGAGACCAAGCTACAGCCATCCTCTCTGCTCAAGAGCTTCTCCATGACTGGTTCCTTTCCGTTCCTTCGCTTTCCCCACAGTGGTAACCATCAAAACGTACCAAGACAACGGCCCCTACTTCGGCGCTACCCAAGGCTCCTATCAAGCCGCCACGCTTCAACAGCTCATCTTTCACGTGAGGCTTGCTATAGAGGACAGAGAGGACGTGGTGGCTGTGTACGGCCCTGATGGCGCTTGCAGAGGCATCTGGAACCGCGAGATTGAAGGCCACGTGGATAGCGCTGGTGATACCATCGTCGATCACGAAGGCTACGAGCTGCTACGCCCTAGCACTAAGGAGAAATGGATGTGGCACCACCTCCAAGAGCTTGTGGCTTGATTGTTACGCTTTATTAACGAGGGGGCTCCGGCCCCCTTTCTGCTGTATTGTTCTCTTGTTGGGCGAGATCCCGACAGTCCTTTGCTTCCCCACCATGGAATTCCTTGTTAACGTTGGCGGCCTCCTCATTAAGCACAATGAAGAGCAGCTCATTTCTCTCATTGCTCAGTTCATCAATGAAGGCAAGCCTGGCTGCGGCTTCTTCATCAAAGGCGTGGGCTGCATTGCTAAGCACGAAGATGGTCAAATGATGATGGGCCGCACCATTGAAACTGTTAGCCGCCTGTTCAATAAAACCAGCGACGACATCATGCACACTGTTAAGCGTTGGGCCTCTGAGACTGCTTGAACTAGCAAGGGGCGCCCAAAGCGCCCCGCTCTCTCCTCCTTGAAACCATGCAAGACGCTATTAACATTCTCGCCATCAGCAAAAAAGGCAAAAGCCGTATTGGCACCAAGCTCACCACTGGCATTGTTGAGCAGGATCATCACGACAAGCTTTTTGTAGTGTTTCCTGAACTAAATCAATGTCGATGGATTAAAAAGGACAACGATCCTGATTTTCGCATTATTGAGGAGGATTTCTGATGATTGGCGACGAACAACTTTTGCATTTCACTGAAGATTGGTGGCGTAGCTTTATGGTTTACGAAGAAGAAGAAGGGCGGGCTTACGCTAGTCACGTGTTTAATCATGTGCATAAACAACACTTTGTTGATTTCTTGCGCGATGCTTTTGCCGAACTGAAAGACGAGGACAATTGACCATGGGGACAAATTATTATCTTCACGCCCCAAAATGCTTTCATTGCGGCAAGGAAGAAGAGCCTCCTATTCACCTTGGTAAAAGCTCTTGGGGCTGGTGCTTCAGCCTTCGTGTGATGCCAGAAGAAGGCATTTGCAATTGGCAAAACATTCAACAACTTATTGAAGACAAGCTATGCGAAGAATGGTGCATAAAAAATGAATATGACGAGCAAATTAGCTTGGTTGATTTTATTAAAACTGTCACTAGACGTAGTGGCTCGCTTCGCCGACACGATATTGACCATTGGCATTGCATTGGCCATGGTGAAGGTACTTACGACTATATCATTGGAGAATTTTCATGAGCAGGCAAATGACGCCCATTGGTCGTCTTGGTCCCGTGGCCTACCAGGAACTGCCAAACGGCTCCGCTCATGCTTCCTTTGACATTATTATTGACAGAGGCTCTAAAACCACGCCAGTGCCTTGTGAAGCATGGGGCATCCTTGCAGAACAAGCTTTTTCAATGGACGAGGGGAGTTTGATTGGCTTGATTGGCTCTCTCACCATTGATAGGACTGTTCGCATTGAAACCATTGAACACTTAGGCAGGCCTCTCTGATGATCCTCATTGATTTCTTCACTGAAGACTGCTGCAAGGGCACTGAGCTGGTTGAAGGCTGGTATTGGTATGAAGACGATGGAGAAGCAGTGGGAGGGCCGTACGAAAGCGAAGAAGCCGCCTTAAAGGCGGCTTTTGATGGGCATGGCTGGTGAGACACGGGCCGTCGCGTATTTAGGGCACGGCCAAGAAAAGGCTTATTTTGAAAAATTGGAACCGGCCCCAAAAAGGCTTGTTTCAAGAAAAATTGGGCACGGCTGGTTTTTGGCTTGTTTAGGGCACGGCTGATTTTTGGCTTCTTTTATACCGTTTTATAACACTATCGTTTTATAACACTGCCGTTATATTCTCCAATCGCCATATCACCATATCGTTGTATGACGCATCCCGCATAGCCGCATGGTAGTACGTCTGTACTATAGTACACTTGTACTTGTGGCAATCCCCAACTGTCACATAGTACGTTTGCACTGATAAGCCAAGCTTATGGGAGTGATAAGCTGAGCTTATGTTGCAAAATGTTACAAAAGCTTGACTCCACAATCGGTATATAACGATAGCGTTATGCCCTGGTGATACGTTCGCTGATATAACGCTTGGGTTGTTTGTATTATCACGCTGTTGTTGTTTGTAGTTCTGCAGATGCGACATCTGCATCATAACGATGGCGTTATACGATGGCCCGATGGCCTGATTGTTGCGGATTGTTGCGAGGGTTGACTTTTGCCGCATCATTCTGTATTTCACGCGGGCGCCCGCGTTTCGTTCTTTATTCGCTCGCATCTGCCTTTCGTGTGAGCCCGTACCATCTCACCCCCAGGCGCGTCAAGGCAACGCCCCGCCATAGTGTGCGCTTTGCTAGGTGACCCCATTTGCGCAGCGTTGACAGAATCCCGGCCGTGGATGCCGTATTCTTCTCTCAGCGGCAAACGGAGCGATCCGCAGCCGCCCCACGATCAAACAAACATCATGAAACTTTCCCCTTTTCCTGTTCTACTGATTGCGCTTGCTATCGGCACCGTATGGGCCGGCCAGGATGCATCCGCGCGGTTCAATCGCTGCACAGAATCGCAATCTTTGGCACACTGCCGCCTTATCTTTTACGGCCGCTGATTCTCTCAAGCATTCCGCAAACATTCTCTCAAACTAAAATCATGCCCGCCACAATCAACAGCCGCGCCAAACTGCCCACTGATCTCGCTTCAATGGGAAAACAGTATAAAATCTCTTACCGTGACCTTTTGAGCACCAATCCCAAGACTGAAAAGTCAAAAGTCCAAACCTACATCTTGCATCTCGCCCCCGATAAAACTTCTGGCGTTAACGTTTGCCCCGGTGCTGGCAACTGTCGGAAAGTCTGCCTGCACTTTGCCGGGAATCCTGTTTATATGACAAACAAACAGGCCGCTAGAATCCGCCGTACCTTAGCATTCGCAGCAGACAAACAGAGATTCGCGCGGTTGATCGTTTGTGCAATCCTAGGCAAGCTTGCTAAACATCCCGGCGAACCTATTGCAATTCGCCTAAATGGAACGTCCGATATTGCGTGGGAGAATGTAGATTTTACCATCGTGCCAGAGTTTGCAACATTCTGCCGCGTTAAGTTCGGCCATGATTTGCCCATTGGCAAGCGGAACATCTTTGAAGTGTTTAACTACATTGCAAACAATGGAGGGCCAAAAGTACAGTTCTATGATTACACCAAAATCAAGCGTAACTGGGCAGAATGTCAGCGCCTTGGCTACCATCTCACGTTCAGTTTTGACGGCTGGAACAATGCCGCCAATCTTAAAATCTGCCGGGATGCCTTGCAAGCTGGCGTTAACGTTGCGGCTGCATTCAATCTTAAGCGCGGCCAATCTTTGCCGGATTGCATCGATGGAAGCCGTTTCAATCTCCCGGCATCGTGTCTCTTTACTGGCGGAGTGTTGGCAGTTCTTGATGGCGACCTTACGGATTATCGTCCGTCTGATGCAACTGGCGGCCACATAGTCGGCTTGCGCTTCAAACTACCCCACGGCATTAAATACTCTGAAGCTGATAAGCAAGCATTCTGCATCGCCTGACAATCAGGCCCGCAATTGCGGGCCTTTCTAGCCATCCTCTCGCAATCCTCCAGATGAACACTGCACGCGCCACCAAAGCACAGTTGATCGAGATTCTCGAGATTCTCTCCGTTGAAAAGGAGGCTGCACTTAGCCTTGCCAGCCAAAAACAACAACAACTAACAGTGGCCTTAGCATTGGCGGCCATAGCCTCTCTCGTCGCTTTGCTGTTCTGAGAGGCTCCCACAAGCGCCCACAAGCGCCCAACAATCAAACCAGCCACCAGGCCCCTTAAGGGGCCTTTTTAATGCTTTCACGGCCCATAGGGTGGCGGCAGGAGATTGGCGAGAGGATCGGTGCAGTCTGGAGAATGGGAGAACCTAGGGAGCATCTCTCCAGTTAGTGGAGTTTTTTAATCCCGATATTACAGGTCGGGATTAAATTTCCTTCTGTAACGTAGTGTGAAACGGTATCAACGGATACAGACAGTGGGGAGCAGTAGCGGGAGGGTTTGATGCTGCGGGGCTGCGGTATATGCTCCGAAATGTGGCGCCATTTTTCATCTAGAAAATCGTCCTCAGTATTTATACCTAGTCTAAAATTCCAAGCTATTAACGATGGCTTCTCCGACGGCTTTTGTTACTAGTTTTAGTTCTTCGTGAGTGGCGTCATTTTTGATTGCATTGGCTCGATTGCTAATTATCCAAACGTTTCCTTTTACATAGCCACGTTCTGGATCAATGCGATCCAGGGAGGGGCTATTGGAGAGAGCACCATGTCCTACTCCACGTCGCAAGGACCATTCCAAGGGAACGTTAAAGATGGGGCAGTGCGAAGGGACTATTGAGCGAATATAAGGGAGGTCAATATCGAAGGGAAGATTTTTATTTTTTGCTCTTGATCTAGCCTTAGTGACCATACTTTTTGTTTGACGCATCACTGGATTTTGGCGATCATATTCGTAGTCGTAATTCATGGTGTCGCAAAGACTTGAGGAATATTAACAAGCGAAAACTCAATGGCATCATGCCGAAAGCAAGTCCGAAGGACGCAGCTTGAGGCATCTCCAGAGATCTCGGACGATTAGCTAGACCAATGGAGGCGCCCAAGCGCCGTAATGACGAACAAAAGCCAGCACAAGACAATTCGCACCCTCTCTTCTCCATCGTTTTCCTTCTGTGAAAGGCGGCCCTAAGGCCGCTGCTCTAGTTTTTTTGTATTGCCACTGTCTTTTTAGTATTTCCCCGGCAGCGACCACAATTTCAGCGACCCATCACATAAGTCTGGGACAGCTTTTTTAGTACGGGCCTTTTATTTTCGCCGCTTGTCTAGATGCCTCGCCCTTGGGGGCTCAGCTTGTCTAGCTTTTCGCGGCTAGTTAGGCCTTTTGTTAGTAGACGCTCCGCCCTTGGGGGCTACGCTCGCTTGAGGCTCTCGTTTGAGGAGCGTCGTCTAGCTGCGGAGCGCTTTCAGCAGTTGTCAGCAGCTCCGCTTCGGCTATCGTATCTCGCACTGTGGCTCAAATGTGGCGTTTTTGGTATCGCAGCGAACATTTTGGCTAAATTCTTCCAAGTTTCTTAAGGATTCAATGGGAAAGCTGCATTTTGTATTAAATGCCACTTGTGCAATTGTTAATAACGACTAGCGTGAGATGATCTTCGCAAAGCTTCTATGTGGGGCCTTCCTGATCGCCAGCCATTTAATATTGGCCCGTATAAATTGTGGCCATGTTTTAGCAAGCCAGAATTTCAATGGTTTTCTGCCATTGATGGCAAGCCGTATTACTTCCGCACGACCAACGAAGCCAAACTATTTATTAAGGACTTGCTGGCCATGGACGACCCGGAAGGGCTTTGCGACTAGGGCCGTTTGCGCTAGTCTGCCTTAGTTGATTCTCGGGGGACTATGGTCCCCTTTTGTTGTCTTATGAAGCTGAAGGAAAAGGCAAAATGTGAGCCAATTGCCCGCACGGGGCGCGTGCAGGATTGGCTGGATAGTCCTGATGGACGTTTGCCCGTGAGCTGCACGGTGTTCAACGTAGAAGATTCAATGGAGGGCGAGGATGGCATTGAAGCATCTTGGCGGTTTGTTAGCCACGGTTTGCGCAATGGTGCGGGCGTCGCTGTTCATTTGTCTTCTTTGCGCGAAAGGGGCGCTGAAAATGGCAAAGGCCTCGTGGCAAGTGGACCAGTAAGTTTTGGCAAGATTTATTCCACGCTTAATGAAATCTTGCGTAGGGGCGGTTTGTATAAAAATGGGGCTGTAGTTCTTCATCTTGACTATTCCTCTCCTGATGCCATCGAATTTGTTAGTGCATCACGCAGTGAACTTCCTTGGGTGAAGCGTTGTTTGAACGTTGATGAAAATTTCCTTTCTGCATCATCTCCTGAACTGATTAATGCCTGTCTTCGTGCCATCTCTTCTGGCGATCTCTGGCTCAACAAAATCCGCCACGATAATCGTGGAGAACGCATCCGGGCTAATGTCTGCTTGGAGGTATATCTTCCGCATCGTGGCACTTGTCTTCTTCAGCACGTTAATTTGGGGGCATGTACGCTTGACAACATTCAAGGAGCGTTTGTCGAGGGCATGACGCAGCTTTGTGAGCTGCATGGTCGCACTGGCGTTGGTGACACTGGGGAATATCTGCCTCCCTCCATTGATAAACAAATTGGCTTGGGCGTGCTGGGGCTGGCTAATTTCCTTGCCATCCATGGAATTAGCTACAAAGACTTTGGCGATGCCATTGAAGCCTATCTTGATGAGAATGCTCATCCTTGGAGCTATTGGCAGGATAAGCCCGTTGGCAAGGCTGTATGGGAAATCGATCAAGGCATTCAGAAAGCAGGAGAAATCGCTCGTGAGCATGAAATGGAACGTGCTTTCTGCATTGCTCCCACTGCGTCATGCTCCTACCGTTATCTCGACACTAAGGGTTTTACGACCACGCCAGAAATTGCTCCTCCCATTGCTCGCACAGTAGATCGTGACTCTGGCACATTTGGCGTGGAAAGCTTTGACTACGGCGAAGTGGAAACCGCTGCTGAAGTGGGCTGGGAGGCTTTCTTTAAAGTTGCTAATGGGTTAGTTCAGTTGTATCAACGCACTGGTCTTTTCCATGGTTATTCGTTTAATTCATGGTCAGACATTGTGAATTATGACGAAGTGTTCCTGAAGGATTGGCTAGACTCTCCTCAGACGAGCCTCTATTACAGCCTGCAAGTCCTGCCTGATACTCAGCGCAAGGACGACGCATATGCTGCGTTGGACGACGACTTTAAGAGCATGTTTGGTCTCAATGAAGAGACCGAGCAGGATTCTGCGTCTTGTTCCGTAGAGGCTGGATTCTGCGCTGCCTGCTCAGAGTAGTTATAATTTACTCTCTTACGGGAGAGTAAATTGCCAACCAACGAAGAGCTTGCTTGGTTTGCGGGATTGTTTGAGGGCGAAGGGTGGATCAGCGTTAGCTATCGCCACAATGCTTCCAAAACAAAACGCAAGCCTTATTACCTTATGGTCCGAATGTCCATCAAGATGACCGATTTGGATACCCTTGAGAAGGTTCACGCGCTATTCGGCGGTGGACTGGTATCAACGAAGGTTCCAGATAATCGCAAACCTTGCTGGACTTGGACACTGGGAGACAAAATCAAATGTTCAACGCTTGGGCATCTGATGTTTCCTTATATGGGTCGGCGCAGGCAATTAAAGCTCTGTTCAATGTTTGACGCCATCAACGATCACATTGACGAGTATTCATAAGGATTAAATCCTCCCCAAAAAAAGAAGGGGCCAGAAGGCCCCTTTTCTCCTCACACACTATTGAACGATACCACGACCATGACTACGAAGAGCCCCTATCTGTCGATGATCGCCAAGAAACGGCCTTGGCAAGCAGTTGCCGTGGACAAGGGCGTTGTTCAGGAAGGTAGCGAGGCGACGCTCGGTAAGCTGCTGGCGCTGCGCCACCTGGAGCTGCCCGTGAAGGACTTTCTGGAGCAGGGGCTAGAGCGTGACCTGCCTTCCACTCCAGGCGTGGTGGAGGCACTGCGGCATAACCAAGAGGATGAGCAGCGGCATGACCAGGCTCTTAACTACATTGTTGCCGCCCATGGTTCTGATGAAAAAGCCGAGAAGGAAGTGGAAGGCATTTTGCAAGCATGGCAGGAGCATCCCGCCCACCCCATTTTGAAAGCTGCCATTCTTGAGCGGAGCATTTTCTTCGTTGTGCTTCCGTTCTTCCGTTTTAATGGCGATATGGGCATTCGCACAGTGGCGGCTGATATTAGTCGTGACGAGATTACCCACGTTGGCGTGCATAGCCTTGTTGCCAAAGAGCTTGATGAGAATGCTGGGCAGAGCTTGAACAAACTGCGTCGTGCCACTGCATTGTGGGCATTTGATGCGCTGGGTGCTAGCGAGAACAAATGGTTGAATAAGGATTTCTGGCTCAAGCAAAGCGACAGCTTGTTTGAGAAGGGCAAGGCAGATGGCCTTGCGGAAACACAACGGAGCCGGATGCCTGCGTTCTTTGAGGCGGCCAACACCAATCTGCCTTCCTACGGCAGAGCTTGATGCTATAGTTACTGCGGCATGCGCCTAGTTCATCAGGTCAAGCAGTTTGCTCTGCTTTCAGCCCCTCATTAGGCTATTGTTGTTCCCGCTCTGCATTAGCATCGGGCTGATAGAGCCTAAGACTCTGAAGCGATTAGCTCTTGTTAATCGCTTCACGCTTAGGCCATCTGGTCCTGAAGTGTTGGCACACGTCATGCAGATAGCATGGAATACTGGGTTCGATTCCCAGCAGCGCCTTGTTTCCATCGAATCATGATTAATTGCTGGCTCACGTCAGACAATCATTTCTGCCATGAGAAAATGTATAGTTTTCTCCGTCCAGATGGAGAGAAAGTGCGTCCATTTCAGAATGCAGAAGAGGGCGATGCTTTCATGGTGGAACAATGGAACAATCGAGTGAAGCCCAAGGATCGCATTTATGTGCTTGGCGATGTGGCAATCGCTCGCCGTGGCTTAAAGATACTGGAGCAACTCAACGGAAGAAAAGTATTAGTAAGAGGTAATCACGATATTTTCAAGCTGCAAGACTATGCGCAGTATTTTGATGACATTCGTGGATGCTTTTATCACCATGAATTTATGCTGAGTCACATTCCTCTCCATCCAGAATTGTTTGAACAAAGATTTAAAGGAAATATTCACGGGCATTTGCATAGCCATAACGTAAAGCTTCCTGATGGAGACCTGGATAGGCGCTATCTTAATTGTTGTGTAGAACAACACAACTTCGCGCCCATTCATTGGGACGAGGCGATGCTTTATTTCTCCTCCAATGACAGAGCGCCGGACCTTCAACACACCTCTGCGTGAGCCATTGAATCCCATCATCTATCAATCGTTACGAGCCATTGATTGGCATAATGCTCAATATTTCTTAACCATGGACCAGTGGCATCTTGAAAAAGCTGCCATCATTAGACAGTATGTCAGAGAGCTGAAGGCTTGGATTTATGAGCAGGAGGAAAGGGGCATGGAAGCTATGGTGCTTGGCCCTGGGCGAAAAGGCGAGCAAGCATGATCATGAAGCAGACAAAGTGGCGCTCATCCGCACATTTATTTTTGCTTCCTATCTCATTACCAATTGCTTCATCATTGCCAATGCCGTTGTCCATTGGCCAAAAGAAAAGCCCGCCGTAGCGGGCTCTTGTATTCAGCAATAAGCTCAAAACCAATGAGGCTTGGGCACGTAAGCAACGCCGCGATAGACGAGCGAAGCCATTTGTGCTTCACGCAGACGAGCTGCTTTCTCAAGCTGCTCTTTAATCAAAGCGAGAGGGTTCATGATGGTTCCCGATGATGCAGGCCCCCGTTCCGTGGCTTGCAGGTCATGCGCCCCTTGCGGGGTGAACGTACCATCAGTGTAGCAAAGTGCCCGAAGCAGGATTTGAACCTGCGCTGGAGCGATTTTAAGCCGCTTGTCTCTTCCGCTGGACTACTCGGGCTGGTGAAGTTGAGGGCGTCGAAACGGGGCTTCAATCCGTTTTGTACGACATTTCAGAACGGGTTGGCCCGTTCCCCTCTTCCCCTGGGAGAACAATGGCGCCTGAAACCATTGTTCCTTTTGAACTAACGCTGGCCAGCGTGCTTCGCGAAAGCTCCAAAAGCATAGCATGGTTTCGTGGGTTCAAACGTCATATTCTCTACAGGATTGATCTTGAGGATGAGCGCGGCAGTAGTCGTCAAAGCTGTCTTCTCCATCGTGAACAGCCTGCTCAAGCAAGGCAATTTGCTTGATGCGTTTGATGTGCGCCTGAAGCTTTGGCAGGAGAGTGGGCACATAAAGATGTTCAGCAGCAAGAAGCTGCAAAGCAGTTTGTCTGTTTGAACTGCCGCATTCAAGCAGGGACACAAGAAACTTTGCCTCCTGCATAGTTAAATCGTTGCTCTTCATTCCATAGCAGAACTATTGCTTGAAAATCATACTAGGAGATAAGGCTTTCAATCCAACCAATGTCATCATCTTTGCTTGCAGCAAGAATGGCACCTGCCATTGCAAACGCTAAGTCATCAATTCCAGAAGCCTTACCGCCAGTCACACTCCATTGTCCACTTGGTTTGTAGATAACAGTGAGATTCTTGAGCTGCATAATTGCTTTCTCATGACGATATAAATTGATTTGTCCTGCATTGAACAATTCTCGCATCTTGCTGAATGCTTTCATCTTGGAGCTAACAGTCCAAGTTAGTTCAGTGATGGGCAAATCACTTGCCAAGCTTTGAATGGTGCCAGCGCTATTGAACTGGTCCATCACGATGGTGTCGAAGACGTACAGACGATGCTGTTCCTTAATCCAATCTTCCACTGCATTAATATTCACTTCCATTCGTCCATTAATTTCAAAGTCAGCCACGAAGGAATGAAACTTATCAACGACTAGCGTGCCGTTCTCGTAATGCACAATACAAGCAGTGTAGTCGTCACGGCCAACGCCACCACGGGCGGGGTCAAGGGCAAGCACATAAGCTCCTTGGAATTCGGGACGTGGCGGTAAAGCCGCTCGACGGTCATCAATGCAGGCGTCAACAACATCGCTTGCAACAAGGGCTGAAAGATTGCTCGCGAATTGAGCCCCATATTCAACTTTAAACTTCTCAGGATCACGCTGTCTCTCTGTGTCAAGAAACTCTTGCGAAATGCTTGGGTTCATCTCCCACGTTGGGAGATTCACGGCTTGCATGAAAGGAAATCTTCCTGAGCTTGCTTCTTTGAAATGCTGGTAAAAAATACCGTCTGTTAACCATGGAGAAGAGAGCTCAAGGATGCGTCCTTTCCCCCCGAACTGAGCAATAGCAGGCGAGAGAGCATCGTAAATGCCTCGACCCCCGCTGTTTGCATCGCCTTCAGTGGCAAAAGCAAGCTCGTCAAACACTGCGCCTGCGCAAGCAAGGCCACGAGCAGCACGACCCGAAGTGGGGATGGCCTTGAATACGCAGTTGTTGCTCAGTTCAATGATGTCGGCGGTTTCGCGGACAATCTCTTGAGCGAAGGGACTGTCAAGAATGAGCTGGCGAATGTTGTTGAGAGCAATGCGAGCCTGGTCCTGACTGTTTGCTACGGTCACGATGTACCATTTCTCGCCTTTTCTTACGCGCCTGCGGTATTCATCTTCCAAGACGAAGCACATATAGACGCACGCCACTGCGGCCATGACAGTTTTGCCTGATCTTCGCCCAAGCGCCCACACTGCATGGCTCTTATCTGGCTGGAAGAAATTATCAAGAATCTTCGCCTGCCGAGGATAGAGATCCAGCTTTAGGGCGTGCTTAGAGAAGTCAGAACATTTCAGCATGGCGCAAGTCTACAAGAGGATGCAATTCAGAAGAAGGGACAAAATAAGCTGGTCTGCCATGGGCAGGATCTTTCTTCCATTGTTCCTGCATTGCATCTTCACTCTTTATCCAACCATGGAGAAGAGTGATTTTGTTTTGTATCGTAACCAACACTAAGGTTTTTCCAGGCTTCTCGTCCAATTGGCAAATGAGATCGTAGTCATGGCGAGAGCGTGTCTTCACGTCAATATCAGGAGGAAGATCAAAAGAGCCTCGCTTTGCTTCTGTTTCTTGATAGAGAAACTCCCGTAGATGGAGATAATCTGCCACTGCTAGCTCGCCAGCGGCGCCAAGCTTGTGAAAGAGCAGTGCTTTGCCACCATCCGCCGGTCCTCCATTGCGTCCTTTCAGGCCTTTTCGCTCGTTTACGCGCTGCCTGCGGAGGGCTTCCGCCCGCACAATCTCCTTGTCTTCCTCGCTAAAGCCAAAAACAAGCGGAGAACTGGCCATAGTGTGCATAGGCTACGTGACAATGTAGCCGGGTTCTAGAATAAAAGCAACACATTATGGCCATAAATAAAGCTTATGGAAAGCGAAGGAATTGATCTTGGTCACGTTGGCAGTGGCGGAGTGAGGGCTGATGGTCTCCAGAACGTGCTCATTGGCATGGGCACTGGTCGTGACAAGGCGCAATATACTAAAACTACAGCCACAGTATTTCTGGCGCAAGAAGAACTAGAAAATCTTTATGGTGAATGGCTTCCTCGTCGCATTGTTGATATTTATGCTGACCAGGCCACTCGAAAAGGCTTCAAAGTATTGTTTGGTGGCGATGGCGTTAGGGCCGAAGAAGTGCAAGGAATTGAGCAAGTAATTGAAGACCTCTACATCCTCGAACATCTCAATCTCGCAGCAAAGAACGCCCGCCTTTATGGGGGTGCTTGTCTACTTCTTTTTATTGACGATGGGCGTCCCGCTTACATGCCTGTCGATAAACGGAATATCCGTCGCATCGAAGACATTGAGTGTTTGGACCGATGGCAAATTGCGCCCGTTATTAATGAAGAAAACTTATACGACTATTCAAAAGCCACTTATTATCAGATCATCTCTGGAGATTTAATTAACCAGCCGCAACTTTCTTATATTCATAAGGATAGGATTTTGCGTTTTGATGGCGATTGGTTGCCTTATCGCATTAGGCAAAGGAACTATGGATGGGGTATGAGTAGCTTGCAAACTGTTTATGACAGCTTCAGGCATTATTGGACGGGCTTGAATTCAGCAGCAACGCTCCTCACTGAATTTGACATCTTTGTTCATAAAGTAAGGGGCCTCGCGGCAATGCTTGCTGCTGGCAAAGAAAGCTCCATTCGTGACCGCTTGCAAGTGAATGATATGAGCAAGAGCATCTATCGCGGCTACGCGATTGATGCGGAGAAAGAGGAGCTTGAATTTATTAGTCGCAACTTTGGCGGCATTGGAGAAATCCTTGAGAAGCTGCGCGTGGATATTATTGGCGCCAGCAAAATTCCTCACACCGTGCTGTTTGGGGAGAGTCCAAGTGGTCTTGGCTCCACTGGTCGCAGTGAAGAGCGTGATTTCGCCAAAACGCTTGCTGATTATCAAAGCGTTCATTTCAAACGGCCCATCAAGAAGCTGATGGAAATGATCATGCTTAGCAAGGAGGGCCCCACGAAAGGAGAGCTTCCTGAGTCATGGCGCATTTCTTTCAATCCATTGTTCGAGCTTAATGAGCGCGAAATGGCCGACGTACGGGCGCGTGTGGCGGCCGTAGACGGTCGTTACATCCAGCTTGGCGTGCTGAGTCCTAAGGAAGTGGCAGATGCTCGTTACGGCGGTTCTGAGTGGAGCATGGAACTCACCTTG